AGCACAGAAAACAGAGAAAATAGCTGCACCCTCTGGAAAACACGATGATTATTGTGATAGTACAGCGATAGCTTTACATGCAGCACTGTCTATGTTACCTTCGTCTGGTAATTTTTCTAGTGTAACAATTCATCGGGAGAACCCTCTTAATAAACCAAGTAATAATTACAGCGGTCAAGGCTTATATACTTCGAGAAGAGGAAGAAATACTTTAAATAAACATGCACCCGGAGGCATTTGAGGGAAAGCTTTATATACTAGCTTTGCCTTAATAGTATTGATAGCCATGCCTCTACGAGATTATTTGCCCTTTTTAGGGCGTAGAAGAGAATTCGCAACAGTAGGTAAAAACCCACCCTTTACGAAGGACAGTCCTAGAGACTTCGGAGCCGGCGTTATTAAACGCATTAAACTCCAAAATAACTCAGGTCTTGGTGGTGGTTATGGAGGTGGTGCCAACAAAGAGCCGCAAATTGGAGATAACAGAACATACATGAATGTGTATTTATCTGACCCAATTATACGAACTCTGATTGACTTACCTTGTATATATGCAGCGAAGGACGGATACGATATTGTAACAGATAGTGAAGAAGAGCGCGAGGTTATCACTTCATTTTTTGACGAAATAAACTTAGAACAGATAATTTATTCATGGTTACGTAATGGAAGAATATTTGGAACTGGTTATTTAGAATATACTGGTGATAATTTAGTTTTACGCTCATCTCAAAATATGTATGTACAAAGAGACCCTAGTGGTCAAGTTATGTACTATTATCAAGATATAGGAGACGATGCAGAAAATGTTAGATTTGAAGAAACCGAAATTATCGAATATAAAAATAACCCATTCGATGATTATGCTTATGGCCTTAGTGACATCCATCCAGTTCTTTATCTGGTTGACCTTAAAGATTATGCAGAACGGGATATTGGTGCTGCTCTCAATAAATACGCTACTAGTAGGTTTGATATTAGTGCTGGACTTCCCGATATGCCTTATGGTCCTGATAAAATTAACGAAATTGTGGACGCGTTTAACTCATTAGAACCGGGTGAAGATATTATACATGGAAATGATATTACAATAAAAGAAATGCAAGGAACACAAAGAGCGTTTGAGTATGGTAAATACACAGACGATATTATGAAAAAGATACATATAGCATTAAAGGTACCCGTATCAATGTTTGATAAACCTGAAGAAGCACGTGCTATTTTTGAACCCTATGTTAAACATTTACAGAGTGCTGTAGAAGCAGCAATTAACTCACAACTTATGCCTCAATTGGAATCAGGAGAGGCTAGATTTTCATTCCGTCAAATTAATGTTGGTGATGCATTCACTAAAGCAAAAACGGACATGATTTATCTTTCTGAGGGTGTACTATCACCCGGTGAAGTTAGATTAGAAAGGGGTCTTAATCCAGAAGGGATTGTAGAACAGCAGGAAACTGCTAAGAATGCAAATCTGTCTGGTGGTAAAGACCAAGACAAGACTGAGGAATCAGAACGTGTCGAAAATAGAAACCTAACAGGAGACCGAGAACAATGAGCGATGAATACGAATACGAAAAATGTCTCATAGCTACTGGACCTATCCTTAAAAAGAGAGGTGTGGAAAACCATGAACAGATGGCGGCAGATTTATGTCGCATGAGAGTGGATGAAGGTACCGTAAGAGAGTTTGCAAAAGACCATAGTGGTGCCAATGAAGACTCTAAACGTACATTTGCTCTTGAGTTAGCAGAACCTTTAAATATAGGTAAAGAAAGTATAGAATACCCAGTAATAGCTATCACGTCAGGAGTACATGATGCTGAGGGTGACCAGAAGGTTTATATAGAACCGTCTATACTAAAAGACAATTTGGAAGCATTTAATGAGCTTCCTGTTTACTTTAATCACCAGCGAACCGAAGACGACTTGATTGGCAAGGCTATCAACCCAGAAATAATCAAGATGGATGACGGTAAAACTGGTATTAAGATGTTAGCCCAAATCTACAAAGATGCGGCTAAAACTAATGAAGTGCTAGGAAAGTTGGAAAACGGCGATATGACACATGTCAGTATTGACTGGTTTTCTAAAGACGTAGATGTTTTAGGAGAACCATTTGCAACAGACATTCGTCCTATCGAGGTGAGCTTCATTGATAATGAAACTCGAACCCCCGTATGTGAAGCATGTACAATTGAAAACGGAAAGGAATGTGATGAACACCGTGAATTCGGTGAAAAGGAATCTGATTGTGGCTGTGGTGGCCATACTGAAGATTCATGTGCCTGTGATACACACGGGAACAACAGCGAGGTAGAAAATATGGCTGAAGAACAAGTAAAAGATGTATCAGAAGCAGAGACTATAACAGAGCGTGAATTCGCATCTATGAAGTCTAAGCTTACTGATATGAAAGTAGCCTATGATGAAATTAATACCAAGCACGAGGAAGCACTTGCTCTAGTAAAGAAGTACGAAGATATGGAAGGAGAGAGAGCTGAAGCACAAGCTGCAGCAAACAAACTTTCAATCGTTAATACGATTATAGAGAAAGAAGCTATTCTTGGGAAACTCGAAGAGGACAACAAGAATGCTCGTGTTGAGGAATTATCTTCATGGGAAGAGAACAAGTTAGAAGGATTTAGTATTGCTATGGATTCCATACCAGTACCAGAAGAAGCAGAACGCACTTTTGGAAAAGGTAAGGCCCACGATGCTAAAGAAACGCCTGTAGAGGCAGAAGATACCCCACGCATGTTTGCGATGGAAGATGGTAAAATGAAATTTACCGGGTATAAAAACTAAAAAGGAAATAACAAAATATGGCAACAGAAATATTAGTTAATGATGGCGGGGCTCCGGCAAGGATTATGAATCTCGGCGCTGCAAATGCAGATATTGAAGCAGGTTTATTCGTAGATATAAACTCAAGCGGAAAAATCATAGCATGTGCAGATGACGCAGAAGTAGATGCCGACGGCGGACATAAAAAAGCACTAGGTGTTCTATTCGTAGACGCCGTTTCAGGTGCTCCAACTTCCATTATTACAGGAAGAGGCGTTGTATGCAACGTCCAAGTAACAGAAGATATACCAATTGGTTCAGAGTTAACACTCTCTGGAACAGCAGGTAAACTAGAAGTCACAGCTGACTCAGGTCAGCATAATGTCGTCGCAATTGGCTTAGCAGCTAGTTTCGTAGGCTATGGCTCAGACGGTACCGCAGACGCGACCGATTCGTGGTGTAAAGTACTACTAGTGTAGGTGATTAAATATGGTTACAACAAAAGAAGGACTATTGACAACCCAAGGTCAAGGCAGTGGCTCAACCTCAGCAAACCGTGTTCTTGTAGATTACAAGGATGCATTACAAGATTATAGGGTAACAGCGTTACCTGCAATCTCGTTATTTGCAGAGAGATTCACTACCGAAACCGGTGGAGATATAGATATAACGTTCGCAAAGCAATCCATGAATTTAGAACAAATTGAAGAAGGGACCGCTCCTAAGTATCAATCTACTGACATGAGAAACGAACGAATAAACGTGAAAGAATGGGGTATAGCTATTGGCGTTACCCGACGCATGATGGAAGACTCCAGATTTTCTGAAATAGAATTAGCATTGAACGAAGCTCGCAGAGCAGTTGACAGACACGTCACAGCTCACGCAGTAAAAGCTTTATTCGGTGTTGGTGATGCAACTTTCGGAACTGGTATGCTAGTAAGTTCAGCTCAACTCGATTTGAACTCAGCAGCTACCTGTGACGCAGAAGCAGAAATCGGAGTATTCTCAACAAATCCACACGGTGCTTTCTTTGGGGAAGCTCCGGGAACACCCGCATCTGGTCAAGATTCAAGACTGACTGATTATGGTTTGTACACATCTAGTGAGTACGCCTCAATGGGAACCAACAATGGTTCACATTACATATCATCGTCTTCTGGACTAGGAAGCTCTTCAACTGCAGAGATGACACTTGGTGACATCACAACTGCAATTGAATTGATTGGTTCTAAAGGATTGAATGCAGATACTATCATGATTTCACCATCTCACTACAAAGTATTGTTAGATTTAGCAGACTTTACGGTCCCATTTGGAGCTACTGCGTCTACGGTAGACTCACACTCCAAAGGCGGTATTGACTACGTAAACAGTGCAGCAGCAACTGGTCTAGTAGGACAAATATATGGTCTTAACGTTATGGTTAATGCCTTTGTTCCAATGACAAAGTTCGGTGTATTTGATATGTCCGTTAAACCTATGGCTTATGTCGAGAGACGTGGTCTAACTGTAGAAGAAGCAAACCCCGGATTCGGAATTGTCGGTTCATACATGTCTATGAGATATGGATTGAAAATCGTCAGACCTGAAGCTGGTGTTATCGTAACTTCCGCTTAGATAGTTTAAAACTAAACTGACTTAACCGTTTGGGTAGCACGGTAGAAAAAGCTACCCAACATTTCGGAGAATATCATGCCTGTACCAAAAAAACAACAAGGAAAACCATTAGGAGGAATCGGCGCCCAAGCCATGACCAGAGGACATTCTTTAGTTTTAGATGACAGGTTAATCTCCAAACAATATATTAAAGGTAGAATTGATGACCACATCGACGATACCGTTTACAGTTCAGGCTGGGATGGAGTTACAGATAAAGCACCATCCGTAAATGCAGTATATGATAAAATTAACTCTTTAGGCGTCATTAGTGATATATGGGGACAAGAAGATGCTTCTTCTGCTTCTACTGATGTCAGATTTAAACGTACAGGGGACTTTGGTATAGGGAACGGTACTGGTTTAGCTTTTAGTGAAATCACACATAAACTAACTATAGACGGTGACCTAAGAGTAGGAGCTATTGATGGCTCTAACAATGACATTTATTTAGATGATGGAGCTATTTTATATAAATATGCTTCTGGAGGCAGTACAGCTATGCTTACACTTGACAGTAGTAATGGTAATAAGTCTGCCCAAAAGTTTGCTATAGGCTCTACTAATCCCTCGGTGCCTCTCGAAGTAAGCTTGTCAGGAAGCGATGTTTCAGCTACTGACGGAACAGGGATTATACAAGTTGGAGCTGATAGTGCAGCTAATATGGGATTAGATGCAAATGAGATTCAAGCTCGTAGCGGGGGTAGTGGCGCTACAATTTATGTTAATAGTGCAGGTGGAGATTTAGAATTTGGAAACTCCAGTAGTACAATCACTGCCAATGGTAATATGGTTGTGGACGGTAACCTAACAGTTAGTGGAACCGCTACATCTATAAATACTACAAACGTTACACTTAACGATAACATTTTTATATTAAACAATGACGCAACAGGTACACCTTCTGAAGATGCAGGTATTGAAGTAGAGAGAGGGGATAGCGCCAATACTAGAATAGTATGGGATGAGAGCACAGATAAATGGTCTATACAACCAACAATTGCTGCATCTACCTATTATCCTATTATAAATACGGGTGATAGTGGAACTGTCACAAATACTATGCTTGCTGGAAGTATAGCTAATGCTAAACTTTCTAATGATAGTGTTACTATAGGTAGCACAGAAGTAGACTTAGGTGCAACTACTACAACCTTTGCAGGACTTACAAAATTAACACTTACAAATAGTGGTGATAATTGTCTTACAATATCAGGTGGTAATTCAGCTGCAACAAATCCAGCAGTATCAATAACAGGGCATTTATCTGCCACAACGAAATCTTTTAATATACCCCACCCACTATATGAAGATAAGCGTTTGATTTATGGTTGTCTGGAAGGTCCAGAATATGGCATGTATTCTCGTGGAACTGGAGTTATAGGGGATGCAGAAAAAAAGAGAAGTGTTGGAATAGAATTGCCGGACTATTGGTTCAAAATGGTAGGAAGAGACTATACAGTTAGTTTAACACCATGTGGTAATTATAATGTTTGGTTAGAGAAAAAGTCAGCCGATGGTTTTTATGTAGGAACAGATTCTAATAAGACCGTTAGGTTTGAGTGGAGTGTAATTGGTGGGAGAACAGACGCTAAATTGGAGGTAGAACCTTATGCCTGATAAAGTAACAATAACGCCAGATAGTGGTAAAGTAGAATTCTTCAATGATGATGGAACTGAAATAGCTTCAATAGAGGCAGAACATCATACAGGGGATTCTAGTACAGATAGGGTCAAGTTAGATGGAGTGAGAATGGACGGAGGAACTTTCTAGGAAAGTAAATAAATATGGCAAACGTAATACAATTAAAAAGAGGAGATGAAGCCCAACGAACGGGCTTTACTCCAGCAGCAGGAGAACCAATATTCGTCGTTGATGAAAACAAGATGTATATAGGGGACGGAAGTACAGCTGTACAAAGTCTTAGTGCATTGGGTGGAGACATCACAATAGCTAACGGCTCAAACAACCGAGTAATGACCGCTACAGGTTCATCAGGTATTAATGGTGAGGCAAACCTTACTTTTGATGGCTCTACCTTAGCAGTTACCGGTGACGCAACAGTCAGTGATGACTTAGGATTAGTTTCAGATGGAGCACTATTAACATTTGGTGGAAACTCTGAGGTTAAATTAACACATGTTCACGATGTAGGACTTACATTAACACATACAGCAACCGGTGATGGTACACCAGTTGTATTTCAATTGAAATCAGAAGAAGATGCAATTATAGCTGATGAAGTTATTGCTTCTCTTGAATTTGCCGCTGGTGATTCTGGTGGTACAGACGGTGCTACAGTCGCAGCAGGTATACATGCAATAGCAGAAGGAACATTTGCTGCTGATGCAAACGCTACAAAACTAGTGTTTACTACTGGAGTATCTGAAACAGCTGCTTCAAGTGCAACTGCAAAGATGACATTATCCTCAGCTGGTTTATTAACTTTAGCTGATGATTTAGTATTAAAGAACAGTGCAACAATTGGTGCTGCAAATGATACAGACTTATTAACATTAGGTAGTGCTTTACTTACTGTTGCTGGTGAGGTCCAAATGACCACACTTGATATTGGTGGAACAAATGTTACATCAACAGCAGCCGAACTTAACATCTTAGATGGTGTTACGGCAACTGCGACTGAACTTAATTTGATTGATGGAGTTACAGCTACAACAGCAGAACTTAATTATGTAGATGGTGTGACAAGCGCTATCCAGACACAGATAGATTCAAAAGGCGCTACCGCAGGTAGT